GTATAGTATAGTTGGTTTAATGGCTATCTTTGCTGCAGCTAAAATACCTATTGCTATAATGGGAGCAGTACTTGAAGTTGGTAAACTACTTACAGCTTCATGGTTATATCAATATTGGGACAAAGCTAATAAATTAATTAAAGCATATTTTATGATTGCAGTTATAGTTTTAATGTTTATAACTTCAATGGGTATCTTTGGTTTCTTATCTAAAGCTCATATGGATCAAACTTTATCAGTAGGTGATAATAGTTTACTTATTGAAAGAATTGATACGAAGATTGAAAGAGAAAAAGTTAGAATAAAAGATGCTGAAACAGTTATTAGTCAATTAGATAAAGCAGTACAAGTATTAATTAATTATGATAGGATAAGAGGTCCAAACGGATCCATTGCAGTTCGTGAGTCTCAGAATGAAGAAAGAGCACAACTTACTTCTGTTATAGATGATGCATATTCTAAAATTGATGCAATGTCAGCTGAAAAGTTAGAGTTAGACAAAGAACAATTAGCACTGGAGGCTGAAGTAGGACCAATCAAATATATTGCAGCTTTTATTTATGGTGATGATTTAGATAGTAACTTATTAGATAAAGCAGTAAGATGGATTATAGTAACTATAATATTTGTATTTGATCCATTAGCAGTTTTACTTATAGTTGCTGCAAACATGACACTAAAGGAAGCATATAATAAACCTAAGAAAGTAAAAATAACTAAAGCAGCAGATGCTACTAAAAAGGAATGGTCAGAAATAAAACTAGAAGAAGATGTTCCTGAAGGAATGGTTAAGACTAATCATGTTGGATTTAAACCTAAAAAGAAAGAAGAGAAGATAAGTCCACTTGGATTTAAATATAATGTTGACCTAAAAAGAGATTGAATGTATGATATGTGAAGGAGTATATTATGTCTGAATATTTTAAAAAATTAGTAAAAGATTTAAATGATGAGAATACAAGTATAGCTGATGATGGATTAAGTTCATCACAGTTTACTGGATGTATAGATACAGGATCTTATATCTTGAATGCTGCCTTATCAGGTAGTTTATATGGAGGAGTTCCTAACAATAAAATTACAGCTTTTGCTGGAGAGTCTGCTACAGGTAAAACATTCTTTGTGTTAGGTGTAGTGAAAAGGTTCTTAGATGATAACCCAACTGGTGCTGTATTTTATTTTGATACAGAAGCAGCAGTTACAAAAGAGATGATGTCAACTCGTGGTATAGATACTAAACGAGTTATTATATCAGAACCAGAAACTATTCAAAAGTTTAGACACACAGTGTTACAGATTGTAGATAATTATGCAAAAAGTTCGTCTGATAGACCACCAATGATGATGGTGTTAGACAGTCTTGGTCAGTTAAGTAGTACTAAAGAGTTGGAAGATACTACTGCTGGAAGTGAAACTAGAGATATGACCAAGGCTGCTACCTTAAAAGCAACATTTAGAGTGTTGAACTTAAAGTTAGCAAAAATAAATGTACCTATGTTAATTACAAATCATGTATATGATGTAGTAGGTAGTTATATTCCAACTAAAGAAATGGCAGGTGGAAGTGGATTAAAGTATAGTGCATCTTCTATTTGTTTTTTAACTAAGAAAAAAGAAAAAGATGGAACCGAAGTTATAGGTAATATAATAAAAGTTAAGTTAGCTAAGTCAAGGTTTACAAAAGAAAACAAACAAGTTGAAGTAAAATTAACTTACGATAAAGGTTTAGACAGATTTTATGGTCTGTTAGATTTAGCTGAAAAACATAATATTATTAAAAAAGTAGCAAACAGATATGAACTTCCTAATGGAAATAAAGTTTATGGAAAGTTAATTAATAATGATCCACAAAAGTATTTCACAGATGACATTATGAAGAAATTAGAAGTAGCTGCAAGTGAAGAGTTTTTATATGGCGATTACATCAGAGAGGAAAGTACCGAAGATCAAGTATCTGGATAAGTCAGTTAATGATTTAGCTGTAATACAAATACTTGAAGGAAAGTACAAAGATATTCAATACACATACGGAACAGTAAAACCGTTAGACGAAGATGCTGTATTGAAGTTTTCTTATGATCTCATAGAAGGTGAAGTTAAAGATAAAGATGACTTTCATAATACAATTGGAGACATCTTAGTTAATATTATAATGAGGGATGATGAGGACAGAACAACTAATACTTAAACACTTAATAAACAACGAAGAATATTCTAGAAAAGTATTACCATTCGTACAAAAAGAATTCTTTTCTGATGGTAATGAGCAACTTGTATTCGATAAAATAAAAACTTTCATAGATAAGTATAATAGTATACCATCAAGAGAAGCACTTGTTGTTGATCTTGATAATGATAAGTCATTAAATGATGATCAATTTATACAATGTGGTAAGATAATAAATGACCTTGTAGTTGAAGAGTCTCCTGACTTTAAATGGTTATGTGATACAACTGAAAAGTTTTGTCAAGAGAAAGCTGTTTATAATGCTATAATGGAAAGTATAAAAATTATAGATGGTAAGGAGAAGAATAAAAACTCTGGAACTATTCCTGAGATTTTGAGTGATGCATTAAGTGTTTCATTTGACAATCACGTTGGTCATGATTTTTTAGATGATTATGAAAAGAGATATGAGTTTTATCATACTAAAGAAGATAAAATTCCTTTTGATATTGAGTTGTTGAATGATATAACAAAAGGTGGTTTAAGTAGAAAATCACTTAATATAATTCTTGCTGGCACTGGAGTTGGTAAGTCGTTAGCTATGTGTCATATGGCTAGCAATAATTTAATGGATGGTAGGAATGTCTTATATATCACACTGGAAATGGCGGAAGAGAAAATTGCCGAACGTATTGATGCGAATTTGCTTAACGTACCTTTGGATGAGCTTGTTTCTCTTCCTAAAGATCTTTATTCAAAAAAAGTCAAACGAGTCCAAAGTGAAACACCTGGAAAACTAATTATAAAAGAATATCCAACTGCATGTGCAGGAAGTGGTCACTTTAGACATTTGTTAAACGAACTTAAAATAAAAAGGAATTTTATTCCTGATATCATGTATATTGATTACTTAAACATAGCACTTAGTATGAGAGTTAAACCTGGAAGTCTTGCTAACAGTTATACTATAGTAAAGGCTATTGCAGAAGAAATGAGAGGTTTAGCTGTAGAGAAAAATATTCCAATAGTTAGTGCAACTCAAACAACAAGAAGTGGATCCACTAGTAGTGATCCAGACTTAACTGATACAAGTGAAAGTTTTGGATTACCAGCAACGGCTGACTTTATGTTTGCTATGATATCTGATGATGATTTACAACAAGCTGGTCAGTTTATGATCAAGCAATTGAAAAACAGATATAGTGATCCAACTTATAATAAAAGATTTGTTGTTGGAGTAGATAGAAGTAAAATGAAACTTTATGATGCTGAACCTTCTGCTCAACATAATATATTAGACGGACCTGTTATGGATGATACAGCAGTTGGTAAAAGAGTTAAAGAGGAAACTATAGGACAGTTGAAGTTTAATGCAAGTTGAATTAATTGATATAATGGGAAATGACTTATCTGTAGTTAATGCAGCAAGAGTTTCATATTCTAAAGTTAAAGATAAGTTTGATCCATCAGATGAAAAGTTAATAAAGTATCTTGCTGATAATAATCATTGGAGTCCTTTTGCTCATACATTTTTAAGTTTTAGAATACAAGCTCCAATATTTGTTGCAAGACAGTTAGTTAAACATCAAATAGGTTTAGTTTGGAATGAAGAGAGTAGAAGATATATTAGTGATACTCCAAAATTTCATAAGATAAAAAAATGGAGAGAAAAACCAAAAAATAGTAAACAAGGATCAGGAGAAGTAATTCCTATAGATGATAGTTTATATAATGAAATACAAAGTCATATGACAAACAGTCTTTATCTTTATAATAAATTATTAGAGTCTAATGTAGCACCAGAACAAGCAAGATCAGTACTACCTTTAAACACATATACTAATTGGATATGGTCAGGTACATTATTTGCTTTTGCTAGAGTATGTAAATTAAGATTAGATGATCATGCTCAAAAAGAAACTAAAGATATAGCTTTAGCTATTGATATTTGTTGTAAGGATGCTTTTCCTATAAGTTGGAAGTATTTAATAAATGAAAAATGAAATAAAATATGAGTTGAGAGTACATGGTAATGTATTTAAAATTTTTGAGACGTATACAAAGAAATATATAATAGAAGGAACTAATAGGAAGGAAGTAGCAAATGTTACCAGATTTTTGAATGGAGGGGGTGCTTTCAGAGGAAACACCCCCAACTTTTTTATTAATAATGGAACTATTAAATTAAATGAAAAAATACATACACGTAAATCAACACAAAATAAGATCAAACAAAAAAC